AAGCAGCTTAAACAAGACTTTATAAACTGGTATCGCTGGTCGCTTTCCATAAAGGATTGCGATCCAGCGATCTTCATGACCAACTATTTGTTCCGTAGGTTTGAGCATAACACAGAGCAGAAACTCTGGATTGCTTGGATCTATGGAACAACGTATTATTTTCCAACAACATGGGTGATATGGAATGAGTTCCCGGATATGGAACTCGTCGGAGTTGAACGTTTAAAAGATTGGAACAATGCCAACTATAAGCGACTTCGTTACCAGACAGACACTAAATGGAATAAGGGTCATCTACCTGCTCAGTTTGAATCTTATAAAAAATGGGTTGGTGATAGAACTCAGTTTGATGCATTAATGCCTTTTTTGATAGAAACTCCCGGAGAAAATTTTGATAATCTTTGGAAAGAGGTAAAAACAAAATTTCATAAATTTGGTAGATACTCAACTTGGTTTTACATGCAAACATTAAAGCAGTGTTGTGGTCTTCCTATTGAACCTACTAGTCTTATGCTTGAAGATTATTCTGGATCTCGTTCACATCGTAATGGTTTGTGTCTTGCTCTTGGTGAAACTGATTGGTATGATAAGAAATTGAACGAATCTCAATTAGGGTATCTAAACGAACAAGCGTATCTAATCTTACAAGAGGTTAGAAAAGAATTTCCTGATACAGATTACTTTGATATGGAAACATGTCTCTGTTCTTTTAAAAAGATATTCAGAGTTAAACATGGGCGTTATCTAGGTTATTATCTAGATCGCCAAGCTGAAGAAATTGCTAAATGTGAAAAAGACGGTTGGGTTGGAATTGATTGGCAACCAATGTGGGATGCTCGTGTTGAAACTCTAAATAATAAACTATTGACTAATCAGATAGATAATAGTAAAATGGCTTATTACTGTGAACATGGAGTGTTAGACAGCACAGGTTTGTTCGAAGAGTTACCTGAAATTAAAAAACCAGAACCAAAAATTAAAAAACCTAAAAGACCAAAACGTGCTACCCTTATTACATTTATGGAGTAAATATGAAAGTGATTGCTATAGGCGGCGAACCAGGATCTGGTAAGTCCACTTTAATGAAAGAGATTATATCAAAATATAATTGGCTCAAAGTTTACGACGAAGTAAAACTTGTGCCATATCTACAGTATGATTGTAATTATATCCTAGGTAAGTATGATGATGGCGAGACATTCTCTGGTACAGATCGTATGTCAATGGCTGTACAGCCAGAAGCAATCAAATTTCTAGCAAGTTTAGATAAAGATGCGGTCGTCCTTTTTGAAGGCGATCGTCTTTTCACATCATCGTTTCTAGAACATTGTTTGGATAATTATGATATTGAAATCATTTATCTACAGACAGAAAAGAATGTAAGAGAGGAACGGTATAAGGAAAGAGGCAGCGAGCAAAACGAAACTTGGTTGAGAGGTCGTGAAACAAAACTTGCTAATATTCTTTCCAACATGACATTAATGTTTAATGTTACAAAGTTTAAGAATAATAATAAAGAAGAACAAAAAGTTATCGTAGATCATATTATGAAATATTTGGAGGATTGATGGAATTTCCTAAAAACATTCCTTATAAATATAAGGAAGATCAGATTATTACTGATTTCAAAGCCTATATAGATAAGACATATGGGCAACACTATATGACTGAAGAGCAAAATATAGAATGTTTCGACGTGTGGCTCGCCCTCGGTGACTCTATGCCTACCTTCCGAAACACAGCTATCAAGTATCTTTGGCGCTATGGTAAAAAACATGGCAGCAATAAAGACGATCTTATGAAGGTTCTTCATTATACATTAATGATGTTATATAACGATCACTATAAGAAAGGTGAATAAATGGAAATTAAGATTCCTGTTGAAAAGTTACGTGAAAGAAAGTTATTCGTTGCTGCTCCAATGTATGGTGGGCAGTGCGCCGGTATGTTTGCAAAGTCAGCATCTGATCTAGCTTCTATTTGCACTCAGTATGGTATTCCATTACAGTTTTATTATCTGTTTAATGAGTCTTTAATTACACGTGCACGTAATTATTGTTGTGACGAATTTATGAGATCTGATTCACAACACATGATGTTCATTGACTCAGATATTGGTTTTAACCCACAAGATGTTATAGCTCTTATGGCTCTTCAGGCTAACGAAGAAGATAAGTATGACATTATCGGTGGTCCTTATCCTAAGAAGTGTATATCTTGGGAAAAGATTAAATTGGCAGTAGACAAAGGTATTGCTGACGAAGACCCTAATGTTCTAGAAAAATTCGTTGGCGATTACGTATTTAATCCAAAAGGCGGTACTCAAAGCATTCCTCTTAATGAACCAGTAGAAGTTCTTGAGATTGGAACAGGGTTCATGATGGTTACCAAAAAGGCCATGCAAAAGTTTTATGATGAATACAAGGGAATGTATTCTTATAGGCCAGACCATGTTCGAACAGAACACTTTGATGGAACTAGAGAAATTCTACAGTTCTTTCAGGCAGAAGTTGACCAACTTGACTTTGGGCGTTATTATGAGTCTGAGATGAAGCGTTTGGCTTCTCTTAAGTTAAACGATCCAGATGCTATTGATACAGAAATTAAAAAGATTTTTGCGACTGCTCAGGAACTCAATAGTAAGAGGTCCAAGCGTTATCTTTCAGAAGATTATTGGTTCTGTCAGAAAGCTCAGGACATTGGGTTACGTACTTGGTTCTGTCCATGGATGAAACTACAGCACGTTGGTTCTTATATTTTTGGTGGTTCTCTTGCTGATCTAGCAACTATTGGTGCTTCAGCAACAGCAGATCCATCTCAGCTTAAAAAGAAAAAGTGATAAAGGAGATATATTATGAAGATTGATACAAACACACTTAATGTTATGAAGAACTTTGCTAAGATTAATCCATCTATTGTTGTTCAGGAAGGGAATGTTCTTAAGACTATTTCGCCTAACAAGACAATCATGGCAAAGGCAAAGGTAAAGACTGACTTCAATCAGAGATTTGCGATTTATAATCTAGATCGCTTCATCTCTATCGTCAGTACTTTTACAGATCCTGAGTTTAAGTTTGGTGATAAGTCTGTTGACATTTCAGATGGTAACCAGAAGACTCATTATGTTTACGCTGATGAGTCAACAGTTCTAAAGGCTCCTGAAAGGGAAATCAATCTACCAAGCGTTGACGTCACATTCAGACTTACCAATGATGATCTAAAGAACATTGAAAAGAATGCTGGTATTCTAGGTCTTCCTGAGATTGTTGTTATGGGTGATGGTGAAAACCTATATCTACAGGCTGCTGATTCTAAGAATCCTACTGGTGACGTTTCTTCTATTCTTATTGGAACAACCGATAAGGTTTTCCGTGCTATCTTTAAGGCAGAGAATATTAAGATTCTACCAGGCGATTATGACGTGACTATTTCTTCAAAGGGAATTTCTCACTTCTCTCATGAAGATATTGAGTATTATATTGCAGTTGAACAGAGTTCAACTTTCTAATCTATAAAACTCAGGATACTTTGGGTTGTCTAATCTTTTGCGGATAGAAATACCAGGATATGCTTCTTGGGCTTCGTTTATAGAAGCATATCTTTTTCCTTCGCACATAACTGGGCGACTATTAGATTTTCTGATTGCTTCAAAAAACTTCTCGGATTGTTTCTTTCCGAGCATACCGTAAGTGGGAGGTGGTGGCGGTCTTTTCTTTATGCCTTCAATAAAATTTGGAGAGCTAGAAGTATCACCGCCATCTCCTCCTTTTGTCATATTATAATGTGGCAACAGTTCTGATATCCAGAACTTCTCTCTTTCGTTGATTTGATTGGTTTGTTCTATTGTTTCAACAACAAAACTATCAAACCCGTGTTTTCTCATCGACCTGTAGAGATAGGTGTTACCAGTTTTATGGTTGTAATAATGGCGCTTAAATCTTTCTTCGGCAGTTTTTGTAGTTTTGCCTACGTAAATTTTGCCATTGATAAGGTTGGTGATTTTATATATAATCATATGCTGGCGCTCCTGTTTAGC